GAGTACTATATGCGTTACGCTCATGTGACAAACAATACAATTGATGCCGGTCCCGGCTCACTTCCAAGTTCGTGGGAAAATATTAGTGGGTTGAATAATATGAACAACGAAGAGCTACTTCCGCTTGGCTGGCTACCGTGGATTTTTATAACAGTGCCTGCAGAACAAAATCAAGTTTTAGCCGGCTCTACAATTGTAATAAACTCAGACAACATTGTTGAAACTCAAATTGTGCGTGACATGACGCCTGATGAAATACAAGCAAGAGATCAACAAGAGATGGATACTAACAAACAGCAAGCAGAAGCTCGACTGTATGAAACCGATTGGACAACTATTCCTGACGTATCTGATCCTGCCGTGTCTGATCCATATCTGGCAAACGCAGCTGAATTTGCTGCATATCGTAGTCAAATCAGAAAAATTGCAGTTAACCCGCCTGTGGTTGTGAGTGAGTGGCCAATTAAGCCTAATGAGACTTGGTCGTATACCTATGTCTAACTAAATACTAGTATGGCATCAAGTATAAACGCACAATCAGACGCAACAGTGGGCACTCTTACAAAATCAGGAGATACCACTGGTAATCTCACACTTCAAACCAATGGCACAACAGCACTAACAATCAACACCGGTCAAAACATAACATTCAACAGCACTGGCGCATTTACAGTTCCTGTGGGCAATACAGCACAACGACCTAGTCCGGCAGAAAATGGTATGATTAGATACAATACCACTATTCTCAAACTTGAAGGATATATAAATTCAGCATGGGCTAACATATCATGACAACCATCATCAACGCAAATAGTTCAGGCCTAGTAGAAACTGTAGATACCAGTGGTAATTTACAATTTCAAACTAACGGAACAGCAGCATTACATATCAATAACAGTCAAAATATTACGGCAAACAGCACTGGTGCTATTACTCTAAACGTGGGTAATACAGCACAACGACCCGCAACTGCTGCTAACGGTATGATCAGATATAGTAACACATCAAACTTACTGGAAGCATATGTCAATGGAGCGTGGGCAAATATTGGCGGTGCCAGCGTGGCAGCAGCTTATAATATAGAAGTGGGCGTAGTTGCAGGCGGAGGCGGAGGCGGTGCATTTTTAGGTGGTGGCGGCGGTGCAGGCGGTGTCGTATATTTTTCAGTTTATGGCGTTACACCAGGAACAGCTTATACTGCCAACATAGGAGCAGGCGGTGCAGGTGGTGTATCAGCAGGTGCTGGTACAATTGGATCAAATAGCACATTTGGTAGTAGCGCAACATCAAGTATCAAAGCAATTGGTGGATCAGGAGGCGGAGGTTCTGGCGCGGGAGCAGGCAATCCGGTAGGAGGATCCGGTGGCGGGTTAGGTGGACAAAATAACTATAGTGCTTTTGGAGCACGAGGCCCGGGTATTCCAGCTCAGGGATTTGATGGTGGGTTTTTAATTTCAGGAGCAGCATTGTGTGGCGGTGGCGGCGCAGGTGCAGCGGGCGCCAATGGAGTAAGCACAGCATCCGGCGGTGTTGGCATCATCAATCCCATAGCAGGATCAACTGCAGGACAATTAATCACAGGCAACTACTGGGTAGCCGGCGGCGGCGGAGCAGGATCAAGTACAACAAGTACAGGTGGCAACGGTGGCGGTGGAAATACCGGAGTAGCAGGCACAGTCAACACCGGTGGTGGTGGTGGTGGAACTAATAACGGAACAGGCGGTGCTGGTGGGTCAGGTGTTGTAGTTATATCTATTCCTATCGCTAATTATCCTGGAAATGGTAATGTAAGTGGAACTTATACATACGCCAACACAGGTACAGCTATTGTGTTGGGATTTACTGCTAATACTGTTTATACAGCATAAAGATACGGAAACCGACATGCCATATTACGCTAGAGTAGAAAATAACACAGTAACAGAAGTAATGTCAGTTACTGAAGAACAATCTTCATCATACTCATCGACAGGCGAACTTTGGGTACAAACCAGTTATAATACTGAGGGTGGAATTTATTATATTCCAAATGTTTATCCTAGAGTTCCTGGCCCAGATCAAACCAAAGCACTACGAGCAAATTATGCCGGTATAGGTTACACATACGATCCTACAAATGATGTATTTTATGCTCCTCAACCGTACGCAAGTTGGAGTATATCAGCACCCGCATGGTTATGGACAGCACCGGTGCCATATCCCGCTGGTGGTGGGTTGTACTATTGGGATGAAGCAACCTTATCATGGGTCGAGTATATTCAATAACATGGAAGCCAGATACCGACGAGATTACACAGGTGAATTTGTTATAACCAGAACCAGACTGGCCAATGGTCGTGGGCAACAGAATCGTGAATGGATACCCAACTCTGTAGAAAATCAGCACATATCTGGTCGTGCTGCTGTGATTGGTAGTAACGTAGATCAAGAACGCTTTGATTATGTCAGACTACAACGACACTGCGGCGGCCTATTAGGCAAAAAACGTCTGCAGACCTATGCCAGTGGAGGAATTTGGTCAGAAATGCCTGTGGATTTTTATGTCACCATTGACCGTCCCAGAATCAAACTGATACACGCAGCTGAATATCAAACACAAAGTGTAGTGTACACTACACCTGGCCTGTGTATAGCTTACCCAGGTGATTTTTTTCTAGTGCCCATGTCACCGCAGTTGAGTGAAATTGCCTTGTCTGTTTACCTGGCTGCATTTGATCAACATGAAGAAGTGTTCTTGTTGGGCTACAACAACGAAACACCTGTGTCAGACAGCGGTTGGATCTCACATGTAAACAGCATCTTTGAAGCCTACGCAGAAACTCGTTTTGTCTTGGTGGGCGCCAGTGTCAACATGCCAGATGTATGGCGCAACAATCGCAATGTTACTACCATGAAGTATAGAGACTTTGTGACCTACTGCGACATTTGAACAGCTGATTTTATAATCTCAACTTTTTCTTTGATGGTGTCAAAGTTCACTGTTGACCATAGGCCTGGATGCATGGGCTTGGGCCATGTGCCTGAGTCAAGCCAGGAATACCCCAGATGTTCCTCATTCAACACAGGTTGAAATTCCTGTGTGACACAGCAAAAAAAGGTATGATAACTGAAGGCACCATCTACACTGTTGAACTGATCCAAGGGTAGCAGTTTCACATAGTCAGGAAAAGATCCCAGTTCTTCTCTGCATTCGCGTTCAATGGTTTCCAGCAAGGTTTCGCCTGCTTCACACTTGCCACCGGGCAAGCCCCAAGTGCCTGGGTACTTGGTGTCGTTCCTCATGAGATACAGATAGCGTTGGGTATCATAAGCATAAAACCACACACCCACTGCCATCATAACACCAGACTCCATTCTCCGCCAGGATAAATTCCTTCAAAGCTCTTTACCCAGGCAGTGCCGGTCCAAAGATACTGCAGATCGGTGGTGATATTGGTCACATATTGAATATTTTCAGTGTTGGTGGTACTGCCAAATGTCACTATCCAGTCGCCACTGTTGTATTCAACAATGTCGTTGGCAGCAGCTACCAAGGCACCCCAGGCCAAACTGGGCTGTGTGTTGTCAACACTGCCTATGTCATTCAGAATCAAATAGCGTTGTCCTTCGGCAGCAGCAGGAAGACCTGTTCCAGGTCCGCTCAACAAGGGATCGATCACAGCGTTGACCGCTGCCAAGGTATTTTGTGGTATGGTATCGATGTCCACATCAAACAGCATGAATCTTTCATCAGTGGGATCCAGAGTCACAGTACCAATCACCTGGTCGTCGGTGCCCCATTGATTGTCCAATCTGATCTGAGATATCCCAGGTCTAAATCCACCGTACATGTTGATCACAGCAGGCCAAAATTCATTGCTGTCTGGTGTGTCGGGCAAGACAGTAGATGCATTGGGTTCGTCCACAACAGCACTGTATTTCAACACTTGTAATTTGTTGCCAATCAGGAGTACCTTGTAGTCAAACGGCGTCAGCAGTTGCCTGGTACCCAGCAAGAGATCATTGTTGGTTATGGCTTCGTTGGCATCACCCTGTGCATCAAAGATCGAAGCCACAATGCGTTCTACCACTCCCAATTTTTTAACCTTGGCAGGACTGGATATCCAGATAGGCATGCTGAACTTGAGAGTAGCAATGTCAATGGGATTTTCAGTGCCTTGTGGTATGCTTCTGCTGCTCCAGGTCACGCTGTCCAGGTACACCACGCTGAGACTGGTCCAGTCAAGAAAATTGTCTGTACTCTGTATTTCCAAACTGGGGTTGAACAAGGTGGCAATTTGTTCAAACAACTGAAACTTCTGATTGGTATTGCTGGTCCACATGTCCAGAGATACCACCAGGTTGTAGGGCACTGGCATCAGACGTTCAATGGTAAAGGCATTGCCCTGTGTGGTTTCATAACCATCAGTGGCAGCATCATAGTAACGTTGACGCACCTGCATCTTGCTCACATGCGTGGGATCTTGCATTCTTGGTCTGTCATATTCCATGGCAGAAATATAAAAGGTCATCAAGGGTGTGGACGGCATGGAATTGGCACTGTTGTCCTGCAAGATAGTTTGTGCTTGCCGAGTGGCATCACCGTATCTGACAGGCACACGTATCAGAGTGGCACTGTTGCTGTTGTCTCTGCCGTACTCTATACTGAAATTGCTGAACATTCTGGTAAATTGCAAGAGAAAACGTCGTATTTGAGCGTCATAAAAGAACTGCTGACTCATTGTGTTTTCTCCATATAAACTTTTTGATTTGCTATGTTGGTAATTTTAGAGGTGTACATATATCAGCTCGATCTTTGTCTAGGATGTGTGCCAGGAAACGGATTGGCTGTTTTGCCACCGTTGTCATCACCGTTGTCGGCCTTGGGTTCCAACAGCTCGCTCAGGCTCTGACGACTTGGTATGTTGCCCAGGTCTTTTGTGGACACTGTGTATGTATTGTTGACAAAGCTGGAGCGTAAGGTATTGTTGTTGGGACCATTGGTCAGGTTGGTACGCACAGAATCTTCAATCTTGATCCAGGTGCGCCCGTTGTATCTAAACAGACGATTGGGAAAATAATCCAATCTCAAACAATAATCACCTTCAAAAGCCACACCAGGAAAAGTCACACCCGGTGTCACTGGCAAGCCGTTGGGTGCTATACCATCGCCTGTCATGTAGCCAACAGTATAGCCGTCTCCGCGCGGTGTCTGACTTTGATCTGCAACATTTACACCTGTTTGATCTGCATTGACCAAGGCATTGTCTATGGTCACAGCATCTGCATTGCCTGGAGTACCGTCCGGGTTGGTAGGCAAGATATAAAACTTCACAGTGTCATAGCCCGACAGCGGCACATCAATCTCGGCCTGTGCCAGTATGGCATCATTCAGCACCAAATCTTTGTTGCGTGTTGTGGCACGATCAGCTGTGGTTAGTGGACTCACTGCTGCCCAATAGCTGCTGTTGCTGATGGCAGTACCCGCAGGCACATCTGTCAAGGCACGATAATAGCTGTTGCCGTCGTTGACTATGATTCCTGCACTGTAAAAGTTGCCCGGATCCCAGATGTTTTCTGACACAAATGGTTTATTCAATATTTCCTGATACTCCTGTGCATTTACCATGGGAGTGGCTTTGACACGCCACAGGTGTGGCAGCCAGGTCTGACTGAACCCTTCGCTGGCAAAGGATGCATCCTGAATCACATAGTATTTGGGCAAGGCTCTGGGTATGGTCTTGTCAAGTGGGTCTGGATCTCGCAAGTTAGGTACTTCCAACACATCGCCTGACATCAGCTTGCGTTGGAATGTGTCCATCATGTCGTTGTAGTGAAAGGTCATGAACAGGGTATCATTGTTCAAGAACAATCCAAACTGAGTGAGATCAAAATCTATGTCCTGCTGTTGATACACACCACGCATGACATACACATCAGAGTCATATGCTCGATCGCGGTTTTCCAACAAAAACAGGTCCTGAATAAAAAGAGGATTTTCACTGTCATAAACAGGCTGAGTGGCATCAAAATTGCTGCCTTCGCTGCTGTTGTCGCCACCGACCTTGGGACCAAGATACTTGTGAATGTATACATCCAGTCCGCCCACAGTGAACATCTCTGAAATTGTACGGTCAAAGAAACGGTAATCGTTGGTCTTGCTGGGACGGTATAGGCTCAGGCGTGGAATTTTAGCTCTCCTTAGTGTATTTAGCCAGTTTAGTGTTGGTTGACCACTAACCCAATCACTGCTATAATGCTATATAAATTCAAAACTGAGAGGATCGTTATGAACGCTGTTGCAAAAAAATCTGTTGTTAAAACTGTACACAAACCCCTTAAATCCATGACCCCGCGTAGTCAAGATATTGGGTATGGACCAGAACCTGTCTGGACCCGGCAACCTGCAGAAACAGAGCGTATCAGTGCCATGACCAGAATGTTCAACTGGTACAACTATCATTACGGTAAAAAAGAAGCAAAAGATTGTATTGTAGATTGGCTGGTTCGTAACGAACGTGCCGCAGAAGCCAGGGCATTTGGTCGAGTACCTGAAGCTGTGGTTTACAAAATTGGCATTGGCTGGATCTGCCGTGCCAATCTCTTGGGCCTTGAAATCACAGCCAAGGAATTGGCCACCATCAATGACACTATTGCTGACTACATAGCAGCAGCAAAGTCAGTCACAGAAGTGGTTGAAGAGGCTGCGGTGGCTGTCAAACCCAATATCCAAGATCGTTTGCGTGAGAAAATGTCGGAAGCTGCGGGTGAACTGGAAGGCATGTATGATGAAATGATTTCAGCAGGCGGCCGGATGTCTGCAGACTACAAGCCTGTGAGCCTGTTGCGTAGCATGAATGTGGCACCGCAGTTGGTTGGCCAAGTTAAAGAAATTTGGGAACGCCGCTTGACAGAACTTCGAGAAGTTGCAGCAGGCCGAGATGGCGATCTGGCAGAAGGATACGCTCACTTTGGTAAGTTGCAAGTTCGTAATTTTATTAAATTTGCAGAACAAGTGATTGCTGACTGCGACACTTATCGTCAGATCAAGAAAGTGGAACGCAAACCACGTGCCAAAAAGGCAGTACCACTCGAAAAACAAGTGGCCAAGTTCAAGTATCTTCGAGAATTTGCCGAGCTCAAACTCAAGAGTGAATCGCCTACCAAACTGGTGGGTGCAAGTGAGGCATGGTTTTACGATACCGCCAAACGCAAGCTGATCCATGTGGTAGCAGACACACATCTTGGCACATTCTTTGTCAAAGGATCGGCTATCGTGGGATTTGATCCTGCTGCCACTGTACAGAAAACACTTAGGAAACCTGCAGAACAAATCAAAGCTATTACCAGCGTGGGCAAACCTGCTGCTCGCAAGGCATTTCGGGAAATCAAGGCCACTGAAGTCAAATTCAACGGACGTGGTTCGGATAACTTGATCATACTTAAAACTTACTAAATACTGGGGCAAGGAGCCCCAGAATGGCAGACCAAACACTAGATCCACTTAA